CTAGTGCATCGTTTGTAGATGCTAACACTCTTAGAATAGTAAATGCTACTGCTATTACTGGTACGGATTTAAACGGCAAGTTTATAGATGTTAACGGAGTTGGCAACTTCTATAAAGTACAAGCGGCTTCTGCACCAACCGGAGACGCAGCTGTACAATTTGATATTACATTCACAGTAGATAAAGATGCAAGTGGATTAGAAACTTTAATTTCAGGTCTAGATTTTTCAGTTGGATTTAGCTGGGATGTTTTAGCTACAGCTAACTCTAATGCTATAGAATACTACAGCATTGGACTAAACGATAGAGCTATCGAATTCCCAGAGACTACAGAAACTAACCCAAACGCAAATTGGGATTTTGAAAGCCTCGGTGCTGGCCAAATGATATTTAGCACAACAGTTGGTGCTGAATTCCCAGATACTATTAAAGTAGGTCAATATATGTCTATTCCGGGAGGAAAGCTTTCTAGAATTCTTCAAATAGTCAAATCAACTGAAGTTGAAGGAAATACAACAATAGATAAAATTAGAATTGTTGGACATAGAGATAATTTAGGAGCAGCTCCTGCATTTGCATTTAAGTCTTATGACGAAGCTACTGTTTCTTATAAGACATTCCCTCTATCAGGTAGTGTAATTCAAACAAAATTGATCAAGGATCTACTAGAAATGCTAGTTCCTGGTGATGATAAAGGATTTGCTAATACTTTAGTAGATAAAGACGCTATCACCTACAGATACCTAGTTGATACTTTCGGTTCTTTAGAGAACAATGAAATTTTCAATAAAGTTGAATTCTGCCAGCTTGCAAGAGAGAGACAGAATGCTTCTGCTATCTTGAACGCGCCTATGGTTACAGAACTTAGAAAGTGCTCTAACCCATCATTCGTTGATGGCAACGATGTATTCAAGACTAAGTACATCGGAACTGGAGGTAATCTAGATCAAAACCCATCAAGGCTATATAAGATGCCTGAGGTTCTAGAAGGCGCTAACTATGGCTTCTACTATGGTCCGGGTCTAATCGTTATTGAGAACGGTAAGAGAAAGATTATTCCACCAGCAGCATATGTTTCTAATAACTTCATCGATAAGTACACCAATGCATTGCCTTGGTCTATTGTTGCAGGCCCAAGAAGAGGTGTTGTAACAGGTGTTGACGTTCAAAGCGTTGAATACTCATTCGATAAGCTTGATAGAGACGTAGTTGAACCATTCGGTATTAACCCAATTGTATTTGAGAGAGGAGTTGGTCTAGTTGTTAAAGGCAACAAGACCGGTCAGCAGAAGATTACTTCAGCACTTTCTTCGGCTCACGTTAGAGAGGCTCTTATCTACATTGAGGATGGTCTAGCTGCAATTCTACAAAACTACTTGTTCGAGTTCAATACTGCTCAAACTAGACTTGAGATCAAGACTCTAGCTGACGCATTTATGGAGGCGATCAAGAAGGACGGAGGTGTTTACGACTATCGTAACATTATGGACACAACAAATAACACAAATGAGGTAATTGATGCAAACATGGGTATCCTAGATACCTACGTCGAGCCAGTCAAAGGTCTAGAGATTCTAGTATCTAGAGTCACTGTTCTAAATACTGGTGAGATTGCAACAGGCAACTTCTCATAATCTGTGATATATAAAACAAAATATACAAATTAAAAATGGCAGGTTTACCACACTATAGAGAAGACCAAACTAGTAAGAAAGGCAGACAATTTGAGCCAGTACAGGCTAACCTATTTGAGGTTACTATACTTGCGCCAGAAGTCGTCGAAGGAACTGATATGTTACTACAGCATGTTAATTCAATCTCAGGACTAGAAGGTATTCATAGAGAAGTCGCAGCAATTGAGCAAAAGTATAAGTTTGCTACCAGATCATATGCTGGTATGCCAGATGGAACTGCGCTTGACGTTACAGTTAACTTCTCACTAAACTTAAATGATTCTAACCAAGCTTACGTTTACAAAACGCTAAGACAATGGTACAGAGCTCAATACAACCCAGATACTGGTGAAATGGGTCTAAAGAGAGATTACACAGGTACTATAATTATCGTTCAATTCGACAGAAAGGGTGATATTTACAGAAAAGTAACTCTTGAAGATTGCTTTATGACATCGGGTCTTGGATTCACAGGTACTCTAGATTATGGCTCAGCAGATGCTCAAACTCTAGAAGTAACTTGGAGAGCTGACGTCTTTAGCGAAGAGATAAACTAATAAAGTCAAAAGAATAAGGAGAGGTCCTTGAGGCTTCTCCTATTCTTTTGAAGAATAAATATATTACAATATCAATATATTATGTCGAATAAGCGAGATAAATTAACAAAGAAATTACAAGTTCTCTTAACTGAGGACGAGGTAAATCTAGTTAATAGAATCATATTAAATGAAGCAATTGAAAGCGAGTCAAGGCCTATATCTGTTAGCGCATTTATCAGAGAATTAATACAGCGCGAGATTAAGCAAAGAACTCCACAACAAATGTCTATAACTAGAGAAAACATTAAAAACCTTAAATCAAAATAAAGGAAATGAGCGATAATAACGAAAAAGAGCTAGAAAAAATACTAGCCGAAAAAGAAGCACAAGCCACTGCAGTCGAAGAGGCTGATGTTATTGAAGAAACTATAACCAATCAAGGTTTAGGTTCTGTAAATATGGATAGCTACGGACCTGAGAAAGCAGCACATTCTGATATTCATTTGGGCTGGTACAATCTAAGCATGGACGACTTACCGTCAAGAGGCAGATTTTACCCAAAGGATATGGAAATAAAAATTAGATCTGCTAAGGTTGCAGAAATTAGACACTTCTCAACAATGGATGAGAATAATTTACTTGATATAGATGAAAAATTGAATTCTATTGTTCAGTCTTGCACAAATGTGTCATGTACTAGTAAAAGAGTTTCTTTTAAAGATATTTGTGAAGAAGATAGATTTTTTATTATCTTATCAGTTAGAGACTTAACTTTTCCAGAACCTGAAAATGCGTTAAAGGTTAATTTTACGGCACCAAGCGGTAATTCTCATGACATTGAAATTAAGAGAGATTACTTTAGATATTTTGAGATTCCTGGAGATATTGAAAAGTATTACGATGAGGCTGCCAGAGGATTTGTAATTCAAACCAGATCATATGGTGAAATTTTCATGAAGCCGCCTTCAATTGGCGTTATGCAAGAGGTTACAAAGTATATTAAAGAAAGACAAGAGAAAGGAATTAATATCGATCAATCTCTTATTCAAATTATTCCATTTATTTCTACAGATTGGAGAAACTTTAATCAAAAGAAGATATTTGATATCGAGGTAGATATGAATGGCTGGGACAATAAAAAGTACACTCTATTATATAGATTGGCTGAAAAAATGAAAATTGGCATCCAACCAGAAATGAAGGTTGCCGTCGAGGATGAGGAGGCCTCAGTACCTATCAACTTTCGCGACGGCATCAAATCTATTTTCATTATTCAAGATTTCTCTGGAGAACTTCTTTAAAACTAAGTTCTACCTTTATCTTAAGTTACATATTCAACCGTCGGAGCTCGACAATTTGGAATATTATGAATTCCATTATTTAGTTAAAGACTTAGTTGAACATCTTAAGGAAGAGAATAAGCAAAATGAAAAACAAAACGAGGCGTATAACACAAGTATGCCCAATATTCCAAACTTGAAGGTACCAAATCTATCGGTTCCTAAACTATAAGAGAAAGGGGCTTAAAGCCCCTTTCTTTTTGGATATATAATTAGATTAAAATAATATACGGAGATTCCGTTTACTTTTATGACAGAAAAGCAGTTTCAGGCTATCTTAAGCCCTATTTACAGACTAGAAGCAGTGGCTGAGGAGAGAACTCAGCAAATGACTAGTATAGAAATGTTAACTGTTGATGTCAAGTCTCTTCAAAAAGAAACAGTAGATGAGCTTAAAAAGCAAACTACTATTCTTGGAGACATTAAAAGTATAATGAAGGATCAGGTTAAGAAT